GGACTAAGTTGGCGTCCTGCCACCTACCTTTAGACAGGTAGTGCGTTCCGTTCTTGAACACCCCCGGCGGTGGCCGGATAGGCATGAACGCCATGGTTTCAAAGCTCCGCGTCTAGAACCAAGATATCGTCCGTCAGAATGAACCCGCCCTGACCCGCCGTCAGGCCAGTAAAGCCGCTGATCGACCCGTAGAACCCGTTCTCGGTGGTAGCCGTGCCGGACAAAGCCGATGAGGACCCGGTAGACGACCCACCGCCGGTTCCGATCACGGGGGCGGACGTGTTCAGCGTGAAGGCGGGGGCTTCCCGCATGGGTGGCTGGAGCGTGCCATAGACACGTGTGGAGGTAGAGCTGATATGGTAGACCGCCGTGCCTCTGCCGAGGCGACGATAGAACCGGAAGCACATGAGTTCTTCCACACTCAAAGGGCGGAATTCCCAATCGGTCGACCTCGCGCTTATTTCAAGCTGTACGCCCTCGATGGTCCAAGTGTCGTCGGCTTGGTGGCCGAGGGTGTCCGAGCGACTGTCCCAAGTCGACCCAGCCGAGAACCACAGGAACAAGCCAAGGTAGCCGTCAAGATTGGTGCCGTATGTCTTGGCGCTGTCGTCCGGAACGTCGAACTGTAGCTCATAATCTACGAAGCCCGTCGTAGTGGTGACTTTCTGCGTGTCAAGGGTTTCGGCTGTAGAAGGCGAACCGCCCGTTCCATAACTACGGTACAGTTCGACGGCCACTTCCGACCCAAGACCTGACTTCATCCTGATTTTGACACTGACTGTTTTCCCGGAAAACGCCCTCGGAAACTCGATGCGCTGCCCATATAGGGCATAATTACCGGCCCCCGACAGGGTGCCGGAGAGCGTGATGGCGACGCCAAGGCCGCGCGGCGTCCAAGTGCTTGTAACGCGCGTGACCGAACAGGTGTCGCCCAGACCCAAGCTGCTTGCCAACTGCCAGCGGTCGACGTGATAGGACACATCCGCGCCAGCGCCACTGTGCGAGGGGCTGGTCGTCCTTTGGTGAACCTGAAAATACGGGTTAGTGATTTGGTTCCGAAACCCGAAATTTTGCCCGTACAGGTCTATGTTCTCACGCGCGAGCAACGTCTCTGCGTCGGTCTTCGACTGCGCCGTGTAGTGGACGGAATTGGCAACGCCGTCCGCGTTGACCTTCATCTGAGTATCGATGTCGTCCATGTCGGTGTTGATCTTAGCGCCCCACGTGTCATCGGACGCTCCGACCTCTGGCTTGACCAGTGCATAGTTGGTGGTTGTCGTATCAGCCATTTACGTGCCTCATGTCGGCGTCCATGTCACAGCCGAACTGGACACTGGTGTCCAGTTCACCGCTGTACTGGATATTGGGGTCCATGTCATGGCCGCATCCTGAGTTTCAGGTTGGACCCGCTCCACTGCGACTTGGAGGACATGAGCGCGATCTCGTTCACTCCGGCCGCGAGCGTCTGCGACCACACGGCCAGCATTTCCGCGTCGGACAGGTAGCGAGCCGCCTCGACCATGGCAGCGGCCAGATACACGTCCGGGTGGTCGTCCAGCAACCAGTTGGTCGTGTTCGACACGCTGAGGACCGGGATCAGGGTGTAGTACACGATCTCGAATGTCATCGTGCCACTGGGCGCGGGGTCTAACTCGATTGCCCGCCCCCGGTGCGTGTACTTGGTCGGGATGCCGGTAGCGCCTTGGGCGTACTGCCGATTGTCCAGCATCTCCGCGTGCGAGATGAGAGCCAAGGTGTAGTAGCCGGGGGCGATGATGGACAGCCGGATGGTCTGTGCCCAATCGTCGGGCACGTCTATAATTTTAGCATCCGTGTCACCGGTCGCCGTGACAATTTGCTGGTCCGTACGGAGCGAACGGTTCAGCCGCGCCTCCGCTTGCGTGATGAACGACGGAATGACGCTTGTCAGGTCGTCCCGGTTCAACCAGTCCGCAATGTCCGTTTGGAGGGCCGCGTAGGTCATCAGTATTTCCCGGTCGCGATCTTGGCGTAGTCGCCGCTAAGAATTTTCTTCTTAGCATACTCTCCGAACTCGTGCGTGCCCACCGCCGCGCCGCATTCGGCCGCCCACACCTCCGCGAGCACAAGCGGTATGGAGGCGACGTGGCGATAGTTCGCCCCCGCCTTGCGCTGCACCGCCTGATTGTCACGAATGTGAGCCGCGTAGTCAAAAATCGGGTCGACCCGCTGCTTGCGGACGAACTTAATCTGCCCGTCCTCTACCATGGTGTCATCTGTCACCGCAGCGTCGTAGGCGCGGTCGAATTCGTCTGCCATATCCAGCCTCCTGAAGAAAGGGCGGGCCGAAGCCCGCCCCCTTTATTACAGGGCCGGATCAACGTCCGCCACCACGCCGTGGGCGGCGTCGGTGTCCACGATCAGACCGTATTCATTGTAAATGAGACGGTTCTTGGCGTGGCCGGTTTCGGCAAGGGGCTTCTGAGCCGTCTTGATGAGCCAACCCATGCGGTAGTAGTTCGGATCGATGATGTAGATGTTCTTCGCCACGACGAAGCGGCTGGGAACGATCTGGAGTTCACCGAAGTCCGACACGTACACGTCGATAGCGGCAACCACCTTCTTGTCGGCGGCGTCCTTGTACCGAGTGGCGACACCCGTGAAGGTCGTCGAGATCTTCTGCTTCAGGGCAGAATTGACGAGGACCATGGACGGGTCTGCACCGGCATCCCAGCAAGCTGCGATGACGGTCGACAGGTCGTCTTCATCGGCGGCGCGGTCAGTACCCGCGACCGGACCGACATCCGGGTAGCCCGACGTGGTGCCCGACAGGGTCGGGTCCGCGCCCGCGCCAGCACCACGGTCGGTGTTGGTACGCAGGAACGCGAGGAAGCCCGCCGTGGCACGAGCCGACGCGCCGGACGAACCGGCGGACGCGGGGGTCGTGGAGCACAGCATGGTCTCCATGTCACGCTTCAGCTCACGCAGCTTGAAGGTGATCTGCTTCGCCATCTTCTGCGCGTCACCCGCGCCATCGACTGCTTCGGCAGTGCTGGACACCTCAACGACCTTGTCGCTGATCTGCGTGTAGTTCGACAGCCGGACCGGCAGGGTCGAGGTGTCGATAGCCGGGGCCGTCTCACCTTCGATGACACGGTTGGAGCCGGACGCAGCCGCGAGTGACACGACGGGCCACTCGAACAGGGTGTTACTGACCGACCGCTCCTTGCCCGCGCTCGTCATGAACGGGGTTTCGGTCGGGGAGATGGACGTGATCGCGTCATGTAGATCCTCGCGGATCGTCGTGACGCCATAGGTGTCAACTTGTGCCATTGGGGTTTCTCACGATGTCAGGAGGAACCGGGCGACATCGTCTATGTCACCGGTCTGTTTCATCCGATCACGCGCTTTCTTGGTGACAAGTCCTCGGTCATCATGCGTGGTTCGCGAGTTGCCCGGTCGTAGCACGGGACCGGCGTTAGCCACCTTTTCTCGGGCGGTAATGCTCGGTCGGGCCGCGACTTTGCTCTCCAGTTCGTGGAGACGGTAGAGAATGTGGACAGCCCTATGGTCCATAAGGCTGCCGACTTCCTCGGCCGTATAGCCGTAGCGGTTGGCGGTGTCGATCAATGCCTTCTTGAGGACGGGTGCCTTTTTGGGGTCCGCCATTTCAGGAATTTTCGCCACCATCGCTTGCGCTTCGGTTGCCAGATACTCCCTCTCACGCTGCGCTTGCTCTTCGGCCTGTTTCGCCGTGAGAAAGTGGTGCTGCGCTTCCAAGTCCCGCTGCTCTTCGACCCACTCGTCATAGAGGGCTTTCTCCTCGTGATAACGGAGAGGGTCGGAACTCAACAGGTCTTTAGAGGGTTTCGCTGGCGCTTGCTGGGACTGCGACTGCTGGTAACGTTGGACAAGTTCGGCCGCGTAGGCGCGCTCTTGTGCTACAGCCTCACGATAGGCGTCGATTTCCTTGCGGGCGTCGGCGACCTCTTTCATGCGCTGCTGGATATACGCCTGACCGGAGTATCCGCGCCGAAGTTCGTCAAGTGTGACCTGAAGTTCCTTCCCGTCAACCTTGACGGTCAGTAGTTCAGGTTCTTGGGCTTCGGGTTCGGGTCCGTCGTCTTCGTCATCCGTAGTGGCCTCGGCCTCGACGACCTCTTCGGTCTCGGGGGCTTCGGCTTCTGCTGTCACGGGCTCATCGTCGACCTTCGCCACTTCCTCTTCGGGAGGGGTGGTGACAAGCGCGGCGGCGATGCTGTCCATGTCTTCTGTAGTCGACATCGTCGGTGCTACCTTTTCTGCTTCTTGGCAACAAGCTCGGCCGTGACATGGCCTTGAAGCTCGTTGGTCAGAAGAACCAATGCGGCTATGACGGACTGGGCTTTTACGACCTCTTCCGGCGAGCCACCTTTAAGGAATACGTCAACTTGCCGCTGACGTACAGTGTCTATGACATGACGCAGCATGTCGTCCGCCAAAAGCGACCTCGCCCGGGCCGCTCTCTGCTCAACGGACAGGACTTGCATCACATCGAGGGCGGACGCGGCGCGGCTTGCATCATCTTCAGCCGTTCCAAGTCCAATTTTATCCCGTGGGTTGCGAGTAGGTCCGCTGCCTTCAACCATGCGTCCTGTTCCATCTGGTCACGCTTCAGGTCGTCGTCGGCTTTCAGGCGCATCATGTCTATCTGCGCCTTCTGCTGATCGGACGCCATCTGCGCCTGTGTCTTGATCTGTTGCGCCTCTACATACGGATCGGGCGGCGGCGGCGGGGCGTTCTGCGCCTCCTGCGCCTGCTGCTCGTTAAGCTTCTGCTCCGCTTCCGGCGTCATCAGGTTGAAGTACCGTTCGGCATTGAACAGGCCGACAGCGGCGAGCCGGTCGGACAGGGCGTTGCTGAGGTTGGTCAGTGACACGAGGGGGCTTCCCTGCTGGAGCATCCCCATCTGCATCTCCATGACCTTGTCCAGCGCCATGCCCTTCTCTTCTTCCCGGCCCGTTCCGAGGCCGACATTGACGCGAAGCCGCATCTCGGCGGTCCAGGTGCGCGGATCCACGGGGATGAACTCGTCGCCGAAGTTCATCATGACGGTGTCACGGACGTGGCGGGTGTACGTCCTAAGCATGAGGCTGAACAACCGCTTCATACCACCTTCGGCCAAGTTCCGCGCCATGACCTCGACTTGGCCCTGCGCCGACTGGACCGTTGCTGTCACGGCGGCCTTGGTCGTCGACTGGAGCGCGTCGGGGTCCAGACCGACCGAGGCGCGTGACACGCCGGTCTTGCGGTCGACCTGCTCGTCCATGTACCCCAGCATAGGGATCGTCGATCCGGCCGTGAACGGCACCTCGATGGGGTAGATCGATCCGGCCTGTGTCATGCGGACGAGGGCGCCTATTTCGCCGTTCAGGGCGTCGCCTATGTTCACCTGCCCCTCGATGACACCGAGGCGGGGGTTATTGGTCATGTGGACGTTGTCGAGGATGCCGCGCTCCATCGAGGTGCAGGCGTCCTGATCCTCCAGCACGAGGTCGACCAGCGACCGACCGAAAAAGGCGTGCGGCTCCGGGTCGACCTCGAAAACCGCGAACGGCAGCTCGTCGACCGGCTCGAAGCCCAAAAGCTTGTTTCCGGTACCCCCGACCGTGATCCGGTGATGGATCGGAACGTCCACGGTCGGCACCGAGAGGTACATGTAGGCTTCGGTTATGCCCACGAGCCGTGACATCTCGTCGACGGCGTCCGCCTCGTCCCAATCGGCGATGTAGCCGCGTCTCTCCTCGTCTTCCTCGTTGGTTTCGACGACAGAAGAGTACTCCGAGAGGTCTTCAAGGTCTTTTTTCTTGAAGCCCATGCGGATCGCGTCGGCCATGCGGACGTTTCGGCGGTGGCCGATGATATAGGCGTCCTCCAGACACCGCGCGGACGAGTTGACGATGAATTCCTCGGGCGGGATCGCCAGCAAGGCCATGTCACCGTCTTTTTTGGACCGCACGACCTTCACGTCATGGAGCATCGGAGGCTCCATCGGCATGACCTCGCCCGGTTGCGCCGGTGGGGGCGGCGGCGGGTCGGGGTCGGGGTACTCATCGTGCTCCAACACGAACGTGTCGGGGTCTTCGACGACCAACTGGAACATGTCGTCGTCCAGACCCTCGAACATGTGTATCGTCGAGCGTGCACGCTCTTCCCAAACGACCTTGATGATGCCCATTTTGCTGACGAGGGCGTCGTGAAAGGCCGAATTCAGCATCATGAAGCCGCCGACTTCGTTGAATTTCCATTTTATGAACTTCGTGGCCTGTTCCGCGTGCCCCACGTCGGCGGGGGTCATCGGCAGGAACTCCACGGGGTTGTTCGCGTACATGAAAATACGCATGAGCGACGGCTTGACCTGCCGAACGGCGTCACGACACTTGGTCGCGACGACCTTCGACCGCCCTTTCTCGTACTCAAGGTCGCACTCGCCTTGGAAGTAGCGAATGGCCTTCTTTCGGAGGGGCGTTATCTCGCTCGATATGAAGCTGACGGCCTCGTCCACCGCGTGTGACACGATGGACTGGACTTCTTCGTCACTCTTTTTCATCGGTCGCCTTCTTCCGCCGGGTTAGGCTCCGGCTGCACTTCCGGCTCCGGCTCCACTTCCGGCTCCGGCTCCACTTCCGGCTCCGGCTCCGGCACCGGCACCGGCTTCACTTCCGGCTCCATGACGAGCTCCAGCGTCGCGAGGTTCGGAACGCCCGTCAGAGCGCCACCGGACCACGGAACGACGTTCGGACGCTCCCGACCCCGCCGTTTCAGGACCGCGACCGGCCCCACGGCGGTGTCACCGGACATGAACAGGTACTCGCTCTCGCCATCTGGCGGATCAAGCTCGAACTCGAACTCGCCAAGGTCGTTCGTGTAGGTCTGCGACTGCATGAGCCACCCGGACGAAGGCGTTCGGCACAGCGCGAACACCGTCAGGCCCGTGACACGAGCGCCGTCTATATCGACGATGCCCGAAACGGCCGCCCCGTGCTTGATGACATCGAGCACGGAGCCGGGTCGCTGGTTGAGCATGATACGGCGCATTTACTTGCCCTTTTTCGGCTGCTTCCACGAAGGAGGGGGCGTTTTGGCGGATTTTCCGAAGATTTTCATGATATGTCACCTGTTAGCCGGGTCGGATGGATCACGAGACCCGCCGGACGAGCCCCATGTGTCGGCACCGAACGTCGACCCGCCGACGCCGCCACCGCTTCCTCCGCCGGTCAGGGCGCTAAACAGGCTGCCTAGCAGTCCGCCGCCGCCCCCACCGCCGAAGCTGAAGCCGCCACCGTCCCGATCCGGGGGTAGCGGCACGCCTTCGTCCGAATATCCCAATTGCGTGTAGTAGCCCTTGCCGTCGCCAACGTCGCGCCACTCGCCCGAGGGTCCGAACATCGATCCTCCGACCTTCTTGCCCAACGTCGCGCCCAGCATCCCGGCCATGGGGCCGCCGACCAGCGTGCCCAAGAGGCCACCCAAGACGGCCCCGCCGATGCCGCTCATGTTGAACGGCTTGTCCTCGGCCCGAAGGTCGGGGCCGCCGGGCCAGTTGTCCGGGGCGGTCGATAACAGGCCCCCGTCAGTGAGGGAACTGACGGGGGCCACGCTCGGCATCATGGGGGAGGGTTCCACAACGCGCGGCGGCTCCATAGGGGGCATGGACGGGGTGTCGAACGGGTTGCGCGCGATCTCGGTCGGCAGTGTCGTCGGATCGAGCACGTTGGCCGGGACGCCGGTCAACACGCTGTCCGGGACGCCGGGTATCGGCGGGGCGTACCCGAGTAGGCCATTGGTCGGCACCCCCGCCACTTCGTCCAGCGCCGCCATGGCGGTCGCCGGTATCTCCGGCCGGGGCGGGGGCTCGCGTACCGGCAACACCGGGGCGACCGGGGCGGCGGGGACCGGCTGGCCCCTCAATCGAGCGATGGTCGGTTGCGCCCAGTCCTGCCAAGCACTCGTAGGCACGTTCTTGCCCGAGTACTTGCCTCCGACGCCCCACACGGCGGGCGTCTCGCGTACGTCTATGTGAATGCTACCGGTGGGGTAGACGCCCACACCCTTGAACCCGGCGTCAACCGCGGCATCGAGAAATTCGCGCCGCTCGGTGTCGGTCCAGCCTTTCGTTGAAATGTCGAAAGCGTTGCCGTGCACGTGCTGGCTGCCGCTCGCGCCGCCGACCGCCCGGTTCTCGGTGGGGGCCCGATCCCCCGACTTGATGGTGAAGTCGCGCCCATAGGCTTCCCGCAGCCGGTCCAGCGCCTCTTGAGCCCGTTGTGACAGCGCCATGTCACGCCACTCCCTTCAAATTGCGCCGGATAGGACTATTCCACGATGAGAACCTGCCCGTGAGCAGGGTCGCGGCGTCCGTCGCCATGGTGAGACATACAGCATCCGCCTTGTCAGGGCTAGGGAGGCCCCTTCTCTTCATGTCATCCTTGCCTTCGACCTTCAACTTGCCCGAACTTGTGAAGCTGAAGCGCGGCGTCGTCAGTTCGTGCACCAGCTCCTCGTCCCTCGGCAGCCGGCAGTCGCGCGCCTCCAGCCACCCCTTCATCTTGAACCACAGCTCCGTCCGAAGGTTCATGTACGTGCCCGCGACGCTCGGCACCTCGCTGACATTGATCCCCCGCACCGGCAGCTCCAGCTCCCGCAGCCGGTCGACGACGCCACCGCCCAGCCCGATGCTGTCCACCAGTATGACAGTCGGCCGCTTCTCCGCCGTCCTGTACTCCGCGACTATCGCCCCCGTCGTCTGCATCAGGTCCAAATTCTTCCACGTACGCACGCTCGTCACTATCGTCCCGCGCCGCTTCGCCAGCGCCGTCCTGTCACCGCCGAACCGTGCCACGTCCAGCCCCCACACCTCAGGCGCCTCCGACACCACGTCGCGCCCCATGGCGCTCTCGGCCAGATCGAGACTGATGACCGTGTCATCGTCCGACCTCGGGAACTCGCCCAGCACGCGCACCCGGTACGCATTGCTGTCCTCCCCGTACTTGTCCTTCTGCTCCTGCACGTACTCCGCGCTCACGCGCGGGCTGTCCAGACAACTGACCCGCCGCGTCCGCCATGTGCCGGACAGGCTCGTGTGCGTCATATAGAACAGCCCGGAGCCGCGCGTCGGGTTGCCCAGCAAGATCGTGTGCGCGTTCTCGCCCGACATGCTCCCGCCCGCCGCCTCGAACACCAAGTCCGGCACGCCGCTGGCCTCGTCCGCCACCAGCATGACATTGGCCGAATGCACGCCCTGCAACGCCTCCGGCGTCTCCGCCCGACTGGTCCGCGCCGATATGAACGCCTCGTCCGGGGCCGCCTTCAGCTCGATCCGGTCCTGCTTCACCGTCAACAACTGCTGCCACGCCGGTGACAGCCGGTTGACCAGCCCCTTCAACTCCGCGAACAGCGCGTCGAACAACTGGGCCGATGTCGGTGCCGTGACGACCACCTTGACCGGGAACCGCGTCATAAAAAACCACAGCATCGTGCTCGCCGCGAACGTGCTCTTGCCGACCCCGTGGCCGCTCCGGATCGACACGCGCCGGTGCCCCTGCGCTATCGCCTCCATCTCCTCCCGTTGCCACGGGTCCGGCGTGAAGCCGAACACCTCCCGGCAACACAATTCCGGGTGTGCTTTGTACCGATTGATGAATTCGACAAACAGGTTACTCGATGGACTACTCATCCCGGAGCAACCTCAAAGCGTCCAGATGCAGCCCGACCACGTTCACCTGCACGCTCGTCTCCGGCTTCGGCGAATACCTCTCCGGGTCGTCCAACGCCGCCAGATGCCGCCGCTGCTCCGCGCGCAACTTCGCCTTGTTCACGCCCGCCTGCGTCTCCGGCGCATTGTCAATAATCTGCAAAGCCTCGTCCATGTAATGCACGGCGCGCAGCTTGCGAGCCTCGGCCAGCATCTCCTTCTCCTCCGGGTTCGCCGCCGCCATGAACCGCCACAACGTCGTCTTGTCCGTCTGCAACTCCTCCGCGATCCGCATAAACGTCTTTCCGGCCGCGATCTCGGCCGCGACCCGGACGAGGCCGCCGTACACCTCAACCCTGTCACGCATTAGGTGGGGTAGCTTTCGCTTACCACTCATGAAAGGAACCTCCGATGACTTACGCCCAAGATATAACCGTTGGTCCCGTCCACGTCGATAGCGGAAACCATCTGGTCGACATGGGGTCGGCCATATTGCTCCTTGCCGCGTTGTGTCTCGCGGTCGTCTTCGTGTCACGGAACAAAAAATAAATTTTTCGGAAGGTAAGGGGGTGTGCGTGAAGACCCGGCCCAAATTCGGCCCGGGTCGCTGAGGCCACCCGGGGGGGTCAACGCGCCCGCCCGCCCCGCCCCGTCTCGAAAGCTCAGTGGGATCAATGGATTACGCCACCCCTGCGCCGTGACAGATGACACGGCCCCGTCAGGCCTGCTTTCCCTTTACGTAACGTGACGCGCACGTCACATGACGCGCACGTAACGTGACGCGCACGTAACGTGACGCGCACGTCACCCAACGTTCCAACCGCTGGAACGTTCAACCGTGACGGGTGACACGGCCAACGATGGGAAAGTTCACGCGCGAACGTTGGGCCGGGCCGTGTGTCTGCAACCCCGGTTCGCGGCCCGGCTTGGCCCGGCTGGCCCGTGTCACCCGTGATAGCCGTAGCCATAGCCGTAGCCATAGCCGCTACAGACCACAGACCACAGACCACAGACCACATACCTCATTACAGCCGGGCGACCAGCCG